CATGGAAGGTATGAAAAAACAAAACACGTCCTCTAAGACCGCTAATGACCCTAACAGCCGTATTAACAAATCTCTGCGCGCATGGGACTGTTAATACTTTTATCTAGATAAAGGAAAAAAAATGTCAAGTTATATTTCACCTGCTCCACAGGGCGATGATAAAGCTACAGGTGCATACGCCGTAGGAATCGCTGCCCAAGCTGGAGGAACTAACAACGACGGGCATTCCACAGACTCTGCTGGAAATGTAGTTGTTGATTTTGTATGGGGTGGCCAAAACCCACTTCAACCAAACGACGTTCGTCGCGGTTCAGCTTCAAACATTGGTGGTTCTGATTATGACCGTCAATGGTCTGCTACAACTCAAGTAGCTAGTGCTAACCTTGCTTATGGAGATATTTCAGTAACAGTAGCTAACGTTCTTACAAAGAACGTTCCTGCAGATAACCATACTCGTGCAGAAACAGGTTGGGCTTCATACCCATCATTTGCAAGCACACACCAAGCTGTATACCGCATTACACAAGCTTCTGGTGACGGTACTACACAAACCTACACAGCTCCAAATAACTTCCTCAAGGCTGGAGACACAGTAAACATTGCTGGTACAGGTCTTGATGGAACCAACCTTACTGTTGCTTCAGCAAACCGCTATACATTTACGGTAACGGCATCAGGAACAGGAAGCTATATCAACATTTCAGGAACAGCTCGTTATACAGATGAACTTACCGCAAATGACGGTGCATATGTTAGCGGAACTGATTATGTAGTAGTTCCATCAGTTCTTGGCTTCCTAACAGCTTCTGCTGTAGATGCTTTGACCGATGCAGAACTTGTTGTCACAACAGCTTCAGCTGCTTCAAACTCAGCTAAATCAATCACACGTATTAACGTAACAACCACTTCAGCGGCTACTGTTTATGCATCAGGAGCTGATTCAGCTTATCCAGTTGGTACTAAGGTATCTATTGGTGCTGGAACAGGTATCCCAACAGCACTCGTTGGAACTTGGACAGTTACTGGTGGAACTTCAGGTAACATTGTTATCTCTGGTTCTGGATTTACAGTTGCTGATACTGGTTCAATTTCTCCATCAGCATCTCTTACAGGTGCTACTGGAACAATCAAGACACAATCAGTTGCTGCAGGTGCCACTTCAATTTCAGCAGGCGCTGCAATTACAATCACTCCTTGGGCATAACGCTCAACACAAACAAAAAAGCCCCAGCCAATCGGCTGGGGTTTTTTGCATTAAGCAATCTTTTTTTTATACCTTCTAATAAGTCGTCTCTCGTTATCTGTGGTTCCTGCCCATATACCTTGTAGTTCAGGGTGTGTAAGCGCGTATTCAAGACATATCTCTTTAAATTCACAACTTTTGCATAGAGGTCTAACCATACGAAGGTTAATTACAGCCTCCGCTGAACTCTCTGGAAAAAATAGTTCTGGGTCTATTTGCGCACATACTTGACTTCCGTCAAAGTATGGTGCCTTAATACCATCCGTTCTTTTGATGGAACTTCCATGCGTTACATGCCCCTGTTGGGTCATTAGTGCTCCCATATCTTTTTGTTATGTATCGTAGGCCATATTTAATTTGAAGCTTAGCACTTGCAGTCTTAACTACTTTATAGTTGCCCCAAGTAGTTGGTAAGAACTGTGCAATACCAAATGCGTGGGAACTCATATTGAGCGCTTTGGGATTGAAATGACTCTCGGAATTCCAGAGTTTATTTAAGCATAACCACTCTGCCCTTTTCCATCCTTGGGAATAGGTGGTGAGAAATGCAACAGCCTGTGGGTCAAAATACTTAACCGTAGGGCTAGCCAAGTCCATCTTGGCCTGTGTCTTGGTAGTAGTTACAGTTAAGTAAGTCAAAGAAACTGTCACTGTCTTCTCTGTGTTTACAGTAGCTGTAAGTGCGTATGCTGGTGTCACTAGGTGGGAAAAGAAAATCATTCCCGCCGCCAGTCCTGCGCCTACTTTTTTTAGATTAATCGTTAGATTAATTCTGATATTGAGCATCGCTGCTCCTCTCAGTTGGCGAAAACATCATTACTAATGTTTCTGTCATGTACTAGCAAACCAAAGAGTTACGGGCATTGTCAAGTCTAAATACCTGTTTTTAACATTTAATTTATTTTTTTATGTGTAAACTTATGTTAAATCGCAGATTTTGGGCTATTTACACGGACAACCATTCTGTATCAAACAAATTACACAGAATGGAATTACATTGAGTATTGACGCATGGATTGGCGTAACATCAGCCGAAGTTGGTATTTTAATAGCATGTGCTGCTGGCGTTAAATGGTTAGTTAAAAAGTATTTATCTGAGCTTAGACCTAATGGTGGCTCATCTATTCACGATAAAATTAATAAAGAAGTTATACCTATGCTTAAAGAGTTACGTGCAGACCAGGTTATTATCGGGGAGAAAGTGGCTAAGCTTGAAGGACGTTTTGAACAACACGTTGAAGAAGGCGACTAATATCTGCTACAGTAGTAGCGTGGGGTACCCCACTAAACGAAAGAGAGATATATGAATAAAGCACTACAAGCAGTTGTTGCATCTTACGCACGCTCTGCAGTTGCAGCCGCTCTAGGTATGTATATGGCTGGACACACAGACACTAAGTCAATTGGTATGGCAGCCGTAGGCGCCATAGCAGGACCTCTATTGCGTGCCCTCAATCCTAAAGATGGCGCATTCGGTATCGGCGCATCTAAGTAAAAGTTATAAAAGTGGGGGGCAGGGGCAACCTTGCCTCCTATTTTCGTCTATACTTACGCTGTACGGAAAGAGGACTATATGAAATGTAATAATTGCGAAAACGATGCACAGTATACAAATGCGGACCCAGGAGCTAATCCTACTAATTACTGCTCAACATGCTTACCTCATTGGTTGTTAGCAAGAGCTACCGCTGGTCACTTTCCTTTAATGTCACCCATTGTTGACGAAGAAGAAAAGCCTACAAAGAAAAAAACATCTGCCGCTAAGAAGGCGGATGCAGATGAAAATAATTAATAGACAGGCTGTCCAAGCACACCCATTTCCTGACAAAGTTACAGTGCCTCGGGGACCATTTTCTCCAGAAGTACTTGCTGAACCTAAAATAATTTATGACTATGATTCAGCCTATAACGAAGATGGCGGCGATTTTGCTCAAGGTGCCACCGTACAAAATAATTATAATCCACCTAAGTACTTGCGCTGTAGCGTATGTTTAGTTAGAGTGCTGGAAACAGAAACAACATCACATATTTGTGAGGATTAATGGCAACTAATCGCGAAGAGTTAAAACGTTTAATGGCTGAGGCTTTAGCCGAAAGCAAAGAGATACATAGTTGGGATAGAGAACAAGCAACTCTTGAATTAGAAAATATACAACCTGACCAAGATATAACAGACCTTGATATTCAAGTTCCTAATGATGTACTTGACAATAGCTCTAGTAGTATCTCAGATGTTGGTTTTGATATTGAGTCGGCTCCAACACAAAATCCACCTCGTCCTCGCGCTTTAGCTATTGCTTACAACTCAAATACTAAAGTTCTTTATATTGTTTTTAGAGACAATACTTGGTGGCAATATAACGACGTTGGCACTGACGTTTGGTTAGGTTTAACGGGCAGCTCATCAACAAATGATTACTTGCCTGTATTAGAGAACTCTTGTTCTTCTCATGGACCCGCGCAGCTTATTGATATGTCGGCTGCTGCCATGGCACAATTAAGTGGAATTGCTCAAGTTGCCAATAGGTTACGAAGAAAGTAACAATGAAGACACTCGGGCCACTATATGCAGGTACCCTACGGTACTATCACAAAAAGATACTTCCAATCATTGAAGTAGGTACTACACAAGAAACTGAGATGCCTTACCGCAAAGGTAAGTGCCTAGTTTTTAGATGCCCCTTTACAACCCCAGGTGTTTATTTAGGACTCTTTTATCACACCCCTGAGGTTTCGTGGGAAGACGATGACAAGATTGATGCGCTACTATCTGAGGCTATGAAATCTAGAGTGGCTTGGACACCTGACGATGGGCGGTTTAATGAAACTTTTTAAAAGGCCTGAACCTTGGACAAAACCTTTTTCAGAGAAAGTAGCTAAAAGAGTTTCCAGAATCCCCACTGGAGAACTAGAAATGTGGACAGATCAAGCTATTTATGAAGTAGGTCGTTGTCTCTCTGGTTATCAAAAAACGCGGGAAGAGGTTTATTTAAATGAAGCAAGACAGGGTGCAGAGGCTCTTCACGCAGTTGTAGAAGAATTATTTAAACGCATGACACGCCCATTGGGATAAGTGGATTTGTCTACATTTTTGTTATACTAATCCTGCCTCTCTTCTCTCCCCGTAGTGGCAACAACGAGCCTGAGTTTAACGACTCAGGCTCATTGTTTTAAATTAGACTAAGGACTTATATGGAGAATTTATTGGGTGATGAAGAAGAGTTTTTTCCTGATGAACAAGAAGGTGAAGAGCTACCGCCAGAAGACGAAGAAATTGAGCTGGATGAGCTTTCTAAAGAATTTGTAAAAAAAATTGTTGACCGCTGTATTCAGTTCCAAACAGCGTTAGTAGGCCACGAACTTCACCCCTATCAAATGCCTCTTGCTAGGCGCATAATTGAATCTGTACTTATTAATGATGGTGAAGAAGTAACAGCCTTAGCTGCTCGTCAATCAGGTAAATCAGAAACTATTGCAAACACAGTGGCCGCACTTATGGTGCTCCTACCACGTCTAGCAAAAATGTATCCAGACCTACTTGGTAAGTTTGCTGGGGGTATTTGGATAGGTATGTTTGCACCAGTTGAAGGCCAGGTTGAAACTTTATTTGGTCGTACAGTAAACCGCCTTACATCTGAACGCGCACTTGAGATTCTTGGTGACCCAGAGATTGATGATAGTTTAGGCAAAGTGCCTGGAGTTACACGTCAAATTAAACTTAAAAACTCAGGCAGTAGCTTGATGATGATGACAGCTAACCCTAGAGCAAAAATTGAATCTAAATCTTTCCACCTTATTGTTATTGATGAATGTCAAGAAGCGGATGATTTTGTAGTCTCTAAATCAATTTCTCCTATGCTTGCATATTACTCAGGGACCATGGTTAAAACAGGCACACCAACTACACATAAGAACAACTTTTATAAATCAATTCAACTCAATAAACGCCGTCAAACTACCCGTGGTAAAAGACAAAACCATTTTGAATGGGATTGGCGTGATGTAGCAAAGTGCAACCCTAATTACGCCAAATTTATTAAAAAAGAAATGCTGCGTGTTGGTGAAGAATCTGATGAATTCCAAATGTCTTATTGCTGTAAATGGCTATTAGAACGCGGCATGTTTGTTACATCTAATACTATGGATAAGCTAGGCGATACTTCTCAAGAAATCGTTCGTGCTTGGCATCGTACCCCTGTTGTGGTTGGTATTGACCCCGCACGTAAAATTGACTCTACTGTAGTAACCGTAGTGTGGGTGGACTGGGATAGACCAGATGAATTTGGCTACTATGACCACCGCGTTCTTAATTGGCTAGAAATACAAGGCGATGATTGGGAAGACCAATACTTTCAAATTACTAAATTTTTAGAAAACTATGATGTTATGTATGTAGGTATTGATGCTAATGGGGTTGGTGACGCAGTAGCCCAACGTATGAAACTGCTTCTTCCAAGAGCAGAAGTTGTTGCAATAGGAAGTAGCCAACCAGAGCAATCAAAACGTTGGAAACACCTTAAAGCGTTAATTGATAGAGAAATGATTGGCTGGCCTGCACATGCTAAGACCCGTCGTACCCGTACATGGAAGCGTTTTTATCAACAGATGACCGACCTTGAAACTAAGTTTACGGGACCTAACTTTTTGGCTAAAGCGCCTGACGAAGCCCATGCTCACGATGATTATGCTGATAGTTTGGCTATAGCCTGCTCTTTGACCATGGAGATGACCATGCCTCAAGTAGAAGTATCGTCTTCACCTTTTTTTAGATAGACCTTCGTTTAGGCTGAAATTTAAGTCAAGACAAGTCAAACTTTTACTTGAAGTACTTCACACTCTAGGAGTTATAAATGACAATCGCACCAGACCCAAAGTTCCCAGAACGTCCAGGCACTGTCTACGACCGTAAGATGTCTCCAGCTTCAGCTGGACAACGCGGACCTCTTCGCTTTGAAGAAGGCATTGCAACAGATACAGATGTTCCACAGGAATTCACAAACGGCGCTATGCAAGGATACGTTCCTGCACCAGGTCGCCCAAATCGTAACCAAAATGTTTTTGAGAAGCTACCAGAAGAAACAATGCGTGAGCGTGCTCACGTTGGTTCTGCTGCATGGGTAGAAGCTCCATCACATCTTTCTGAGTTTGCTGCTGGTGGTTTTGCAGACCACGGTGACAACCGCATTGAGGAAGTATTCCGCAATGGCGCACACCAACAAGCAGGAAATGCTGCAGTCGTTCGCGACTAGCAACTAAATAAGTTTCTCGTCTCCCGTTCAGCGTCCCACCATGCTGCGGGGGGCGAGAGCCTATTAAGGATTAACTATGGCACTGATTCAAGGTAAAGAAGTTAAGAAGGCTCCTAAACAAGAGCCTGCAAACCCAAAACTTTGGAATATGATTACTGCTCAAGCGGGTACAAAGTTTTCTAAAAACTCCCCTGCACGCGGTCACTGGATTCATGCTAAATATAATCAAATGGGTGGCCAATACGTTAAATCTAAAAAAGAAATAGACCCTCGCTTCCGTGACTATGTTCAGGAAGAAAAGGATAAAAAAGAAAAACTTGAAAAGAAAAAAGTAACTAAAGACGTTGGCCGCAATAACATTAAAGGCGAGCGCTTTATATAGCAGTGTGTCGGCTTATTAATAAGTAGACAATTAGTGGTACCCTTTAGCTCTTACGGAAAGAGGTGATTAGGTGAGCGGTATGGATTTCTCCCCACCGAGTTATCGCGCAGCCTCTTCCGATTTAACAATCTCCATCTCCCCTTTGGGACTTGTTGAGTTAGCTGATGAAGAATTTGAAGTACACGGCCCTCGCCTAAACCGTTACAGCCTTAACTGGGCTATGTATCTAGGCCACCATTACTCTTACCGCCGTCAAACTGGCGAAACTCAAATGGTACTTAACTATTATCGCGCTTTTTCAGATTTCTTAATTAACTTTACATTTGGTAAGGGAGTTAACTTTCGTTCACCAAAAGAAACAGAAGCTATCATTCCTGATTTGCTAGAGCGAGTATGGGAAGTAGATAACAACAAAGCTACAGTCCTGTGGGAAATTGGGCAGCAAGGAACGGTATCTGGTGATTGTTTTATTAAAGTGGCTTATGAAGAAGGTTACACTGATCCTGCTGGCCGTACTCACCCTGGTCGTGTACGAGTTCTTCCTCTTAACTCTAGTTTCGCTTTTCCCGAGTTCCACCCGCACGACAGAGAACGCCTTATTCGCTTTAAGCTTAAGTATCGTTTTTGGGGTACTTCTTTGGAAGGTACTCGCCAAGTTTTCACATATACGGAAATCTTGACAGATGATGTTATTGAAGAATACATCAACGACGAACTTATTGACTCGCGCCCTAACCCTCTTGGCACTATTCCCGTTATTCATATTCCTAACGTTCGTATCTCTGGTAGCCCTTGGGGTCTTTCTGATTGTTATGACATTATCAATATTAACCGCGCTTACAATGAAACTGCTACAGATATTGCTGACATTGTTAATTACCACGCTGCACCCGTTACCGTCATCATCGGTGCTAAAGCTTCTCAACTTGAGAAGGGTGCTAATAAAGTCTGGGGCGGATTACCAAAAGACGCACGTGTAGAAAACTTAGAAGGCGGCTCCCAAGGTCTAAAGGGAGCTATGGAATTCCTTGCAATGATGAAGAAGTCAATGCACGAAATGATTGGTGTTCCAGAGACTGCATTAGGACAAGCACAACCTATTTCTAATACATCAGGTGTTGCTTTATCTATTCAGTTCCAGCCTTTGATGAACCGCTACCATCAAAAGATTATTCAATATGCTCACGGTTTAGAGCGCGTTAATGAATTGATTCTTATTAGCCTTGCTCTAAAAGAACCTGAAACATTTACTTGGGACCCTAACGCAAGCACAACCCCCTTAAAGCAAGGTCAGCTTGCACAATTAGACTTTAACGACCCACTTACATATCGCTCTTATGTACATTTTCCACAACCATTGCCACTGGATAAGCTTATTGCTCTTAACGAAATCCAAAGCAAACTATCTCTTGGCCTTGAATCTAAAGAAGGTGCCCTACGCGCACTTGGCGAAGAATTTCCTGCTGAAAAACTAACAGAAATTCGTCAAGAACTTCAAGATGATGCCCTTGCTGATGGCGCATTAAAGCTTATCCAAACTCAAATTGAACAAGATATCGCTGCGCTTACTGGCTCAATACCAGGTGAGGCAGGAAAACCTGGCACCCCAATTACAGGTGCTGGTGCTGCTGGCGGTCAAGTTCCAATGCAACCTACAGAACCAGTCGTTCTTGACGAGGCCACAGTTGCCGCACAGATGGGCGAACAACAAGTTCGCAACCGTCTGGTCACAGATGCTTACGGTACAAAACTTCCTCAACGAAGGGTGCCGCAAGACTACGAAAAATAAAGTGATTTATACAGACATTTTCGTATTAAGTTGTCAAAATAAAGACTGTAAAACTCGTTAGGTCACATGTGATACGGGCTTAGGCCCATTTGGAAAACGACCCCTAGGATAAGGACATAAGAATGTCAGATATTGCAGATCAAATGGCTGCCGCTTTTGAAGCAGAAGCTAATACAGCTCCAGTCGTAAATGTGTCGGGCGTTGATGCGCCTACTGTTACTACTACGGATGATGTTAAATCTCAAAAGTTTTATACTGATGAAGATTTAGCAAAAGTTCGTTCTCAGGAGAAAGATAAACTCTATCCAGAAATTGAAAGATTGAAGGAAGAAGTTCTATCTCTTAAGAAAGATAAAGAAGAAAAAGCCGCTCGTAAAGCTGCTGAAGAAGCTGAGAAATTGGTTAAGAAGGCAGAAAAGCAAAAAGAAAAACTTGAAGAAGACTTGGACGCCAAGGAACTTATCAAGCTTAAAGAAGCAGAGTGGCAGGAGCAGTTGGAGCGTGAGCGCAGCGAGCGTGAACGAGCCTTCGCTCTTCTGGAGCGCGAAAGAGATTATGCAGAACTGCAGACTTATCGCCAACGGATACTTGAACAAGAACGTGACAACATTATTCCGCAACTAGTTGATTTTATTCAGGGTTCAACTCCTGAAGAAATTAACCATAGCGTTGAACAATTAAAAGAACGTTCAGCAAGTATTTTAGAATCTGCGCAAGCTGCTTTAACACAGCAACGCAGAGAACAAGTGGGAACTAAGGCAACTTTACCGCCAAGTGGACCACTGGAAACTAATTCGGAACAACGTATGCCTACGGCTGATGAAATTGCAGCCATGCCGATGAATGAATACGCCAAATATCGCAGTCGGATTTTGAGCCCTCGTGCTCAAGGACGAAGCAGCGGTTTACTCGGGTAACCCTCAAATCCAAAATACAATCAAGGAGTCAATTTAAATGGCATCAGGTATTACAGGTACAGGCAATCTTGCCGCAGCACCTACAGCGTACTCAGGTACAAATACACAACTGACTCAAGCGATTCAGACAATCTGGTCTAAGGAAATTCTATTCCAGGCCATGCCAATCCTTCGCTTTGAGCAATTTGCAGTAAAGAAGACCGAACTAGGAGTCGCTCCTGGTCTTCAAATCAACTTCATGCGTTACAACAACCTCGGCTTTGCAGCCCCATTGGTTGAAGGCGTACGTATGCAAACCAACGCGCTTACAGCGCAACAGTTCTCAATCACAGTGTCTGAGCATGGATATGCTCTTGCTGTTTCAGAACTTCTACTTAACGCTTCATTTGATGACGTAATGGCTTCTGCCTCACGTCTTCTAGGTCGTAACATGGCTGTATATCTTGATCAGCTTTCACGCGACACACTCTATGCAGCTACTTCAACAATTTATGGTGAAGACCGCCACGATTTGACAGCTGTTAACAACTGGTATGCAGATGGAACAAAGGGAACATCTCGCGCTTCTATGACAGGCCAGTTCTACTTGACACCTCACACAGTTAAGGATGCAGTTGAGACACTCTCAACCAAGAACATCCCAAGGTTGGGCGAGACTTATGTCTGCTTCGTTCACCCTCACCAAAGCCGTAAGCTTCGTGACAACGCTGAATTCATTGAAGTCACAAAGTACGCTGCCCCAGGAAACTTCATGCTTGGTGAAATTGGTCGTTTATACGACACAGTATTCATTGAGACAACACAGGTTCTTAAGGTTGTTAACGGTGCTGGCGCTAACTACACCACAGACACAGCTGTTGCTAACCCAACAGTAACTGCTGGTGGAGGTTACACAACTCCTGCTACCTACACAGGTAACGGTTCAAACGACCGCTACTCAGCTATCTTCATTGGAGATAACGCATTCGGTCACGCTATCTCACTTCCAGTTGAACTCCGCGATGGTGGTATTCTAGACTTCGGTCGTGAGCACGCACTTGCTTGGTACTCAATCTTCGGACTTGGTCTAATCACTGACCAATCTGTAATCATTGCAGAAACCAACTAATAAAAACTAAATAGCTTAAAGGGCGGGCCTTAGGGCCCGCCTTATTTAACCGAGATACTAATATGGAGGATGTAATGGCTAAAGCAAAGCCCACTGACGCGACAGGCGTTATTCGCGAACAACTGCTAGAACAGAATGCAGAAGCTATGCAAGAACGAGCCAATGGAATGTCAATGGCTACAGCTCAAGCAAAGGCTAAATTAGAAACAGAAGTGATTGATGCTACTGTTCCAGACCGCCAAACAGTGATTGTTGATGAAGTAATCACAATTGGAAACTCAGCAGATGATTCTGTAGAAATTCGCGTTGTTGAAAACATTGAGAATATGACTCTTGGTGCTGGCAATAACTACAACTTTAAAGCTGGTCAAAAGTATAAGGTTACAAAACAAGTAGCCCAGCATCTTAAAGAAAAAGGTTATTTAGCTGGAGTAATCTAAAGAGATTCTCTATGAAGTGGGCGGCTCCGAGAGGGGCCGCTTCTTCGTTTGTAGAGATTTTTCTGTCAAATTCCGACACTATTAGACGTGTAACGTAAGGAGTTTAAGTGGCGTATATGTATGACCTGGTTTATCGGGTCCGTCTTGAGCTTGGAGACCAGCCACAACAATTTACCTATACCGCGGTAGGAGATGGATCTGTAACCGATTTTACTCTTCCGTGCAAGCCTGTTGATATAAATACATTAGCCGTCTACGTTAACGGCAGCCCAGTAGCTTATCCAACTGGGTATACAGCTGAATTTGATATAGGTGTTATTCATTTTGTACACACCCCCGCAGCAGGCGCACACATACTTATAACTGGAAACAGGTTTCGCTACTTTACAGATGATGATATTTGTCGTTTTATTGAAACCGCTGTTACACAACACACGTATAACCGTACAGATGCTTTTGGTTCTATGGTAACAATTAGCAATATGGAAGCGGTTGAAGAGTACCCATTAGCTATCCTTGCGGTAATTGAAGCCCTATGGGTTCTTGCTACAGATGCTGCTTTTGATATCAATATCACCGCGCCTGATGGGGTAGTAATCCCACGCGCACAACGGTACCAACAGCTTACTAGTATTATTGAAAACCGTTGGGAACAATATAAAACCCTCTGCGCACAACTTAATATTGGTTTGTGGCGGATTGAGATGGGCACACTACGCCGAGTTTCTAGAACAACCAATAAGCTTATCCCAGTCTATATAGCACAAGAAATTGATGATGCACGTAAACCAGAACGCGTTTATTTACAAAATGATTTGACTGGGCGTAGGGTACTTCCAAGTTACGTAGTAACGCAAGATATTATTCTTTATCAAGGTGATTCTTATAGCGAAGAAGTTGACTTCCCATTTGATATTACTGGCCTTGTATTTAAAGCGCAAATTCGCACCTATCCAAATGCGCCATCACTATACGCAACATTTACCATTACTACTATCTCTACATCAGATACCCTTAGTAAATTAAGGCTTTCACTTACTAAAAAAGACACCGAATATATGCCTGTTCGCGCTTTTTGGGATTTACAAGCTACAGACCCAACTGACTCCACTTATGAAGCTACATATTTAAAAGGTCAGGTATTTACGACGCAGGAGGTAACACTTGACTAGATGTAATTGCGTTGGTCGTTCACACACGTGCGGCCTTCAAAATAATAATCCAAATGTGGTAGTGGTTGGCCAAGGCGGTCCTAAAGGTGCACAGGGCGTACAAGGTCTTCAAGGACTTATTGGTACAGGGATTAACATCCTTGGTTCCTATGCCACATATTCCGCTTTAATAGCCGCTCACCCAACTGGCGCCCAAGGTGACGCCTATTTAATTGGCGGAGGAACTCTATATGTATGGAGTTCAGGTTCTTGGGCTAATGCTGGAAACATTCAAGGTACTCAAGGTGTTCAAGGCCCCACAGGAACACAGGGCGTACAAGGAACAAATGGCGGTGGAGTAACCCTCCAACAGTTAGCAGATGCTGTTTCAGGAGCTGCATTAGGTTCTACAGATGACCTACCTGAGGGCGTTTCCAATCTGTATTTTAAAACCTCCCGCGTGGCTTATACCCATACTCAAGGTGTTGCTAGCAATACTTGGACAATAAATCATAATTTAGGTTTTTATCCTAACCTTACAGTTCAAGATTCTGCTGGTACTATTTATGAAGGCGAAATAACATATACTGATTCGGTCTCACTTACGGTCACTTTTTCATCAGCTTTTTCAGGCAAAGCATATTTATCTTAAAGGAGATAAAATAAATGGCACGTCCTTTAGGTTTATGGCATGAAACAGGTTTAAAGACCTGTACTCAATGTGCCGTAGAAAAACCTATTGAAGATTTTTGCGCTAACTCTAAAGGTAGTTTTACATGGTGTCAGGAATGCCACACTAATATTGGTAAAAAAAATATGCAGGAATGGCGAATTAAAAATCCAGACCGCGCAACTTACAACCGTAAGCGTCATTTGTTAAAGCAGTACTCGCTTACACCAGAAGAATTTACCTATATGGTAATGGAGCAGGGAGGAGTTTGCGCTATTTGCAAACTCGTTCCATCGTCACTATACGTTGACCACGACCACGCAACAGGTGCGGTTAGAGGTTTGTTATGCCAGAAATGCAACTCAGGAATTGGTTTTCTTGGAGATGACATTAACGGTTTAGAGAAAGCACTTAACTATTTAAAAAGAAATACGCCTGAGGAGGCATAACAATGGCAAGAAAATTCCTGACTCCCATAGATTTAAACAGATTAGAGCTACAAAATGCTAGAGTTCAAAACTTAGCGTCCGCCCCATCTTCACCAGTCGTAGGTCAAATCTATTTTGATACAGCACTTGGTTATCTTCGTTCATGGAACGGCACTGCTTGGATTAACACAAGCACAGGTGCGCAGGGTGCGACAGGCACAACAGGCTCTCAGGGCACAACAGGTACGACTGGTTCTCAAGGCACTACTGGAACAACAGGTAGCCAGGGAACAACAGGTACTCAAGGAACTACGGGTACAACAGGTTCCCAAGGCACAACTGGTGCACAAGGTACTGCAGGTTACATTGGTGCAGACGGAGCACAAGGTACAACTGGTTCACAAGGTACAACTGGTTCACAAGGTACAACTGGTTCACAAGGTACAACAGGGTCTCAAGGAACAACTGGTAATACTGGTTCACAGGGAACAACAGGTTCTCAAGGAACAACAGGTACGCAAGGTACAAACGGAACACAAGGTACTACAGGTAGCCAAGGTACAACAGGTTCACAGGGTGTTCAAGGACACAGTGACCGTTATGCAAGTAGTTCTACTGATTCTAAAACAATTACTTCAAGTGGTGCGTTCTCACTTACTATTGATACGGGCCTAAGCTATTCAGTAGGTCAAGATGTTGTTATTGCGTATGACGCAAGCAACTTAATGCACGCAACAGTAACTTCTTACAACTCTGGTATGGGTCTTCTCTCCGTATCCGTTAAAGACGCTGTTGGCTCAGGAACATATTCTTCTTGGTCAGTAAACCTAGATGGTGCTACTGGTGTACAGGGAACAACAGGTTCTCAAGGTACTACTGGTAATACTGGCTCACAAGGTACAACTGGAACACAAGGCGCTACTGGAACACAGGGAACTACTGGTTCACAAGGAACAACTGGCGCACAAGGTACTACTGGCTCACAAGGTACTACAGGCCTACAAGGAGACACTGGTACTCAAGGTATACAAGGTCTTCAAGGTAACACTGGTTCTCAAGGTGCAACTGGTAACACTGGTTCACAAGGTACGAACGGTACTCAAGGTATCCAAGGTGTACAAGGTACAGATGGTCTTCAAGGCTACACTGGTGCACAAGGCACAACAGGAAGTCAAGGAACGACTGGTACCCAGGGAACTACTGGTACACAAGGAAATACTGGTTCTCAAGGAACAACTGGTTCTCAAGGAACAACTGGTTCTCAAGGAACAACAGGAACACAGGGAAACACTGGTTCTCAAGGTATTCAAGGCTTTGATGGAACCCAAGGTACTCAAGGTATCCAAGGACACTCTGACCGTTACAAAACAGCATCTGCTAACTCACAAGCTATTGTAAGTAGTGGGTCACTTAGCTTTACAGTTGATACAGGTCTTTCTTATTCAGTAGGACAAGACATTGTAGTTGCTTATGACGGAACCAACTTAATGCACGCAACAGTAACCGCGTATGATGCCACATATGGGACACTTACTTTTACTGTTAAAGATTCAACAGGTTCTGGAACATATTCTTACTGGTCAGTAAACTTAGACGGTGCAACTGGTGTACAAGGTACTACTGGTGCGCAAGGTACAACAGGAAGTCAAGGAACTACAGGCTCTCAAGGTACAACTGGTACACAAGGAGCAACTGGAACTCAAGGAAGTACTGGTACAACAGGTTCTCAAGGAACCACAGGTTCACAAGGAACCACAGGTTCACAAGGCACTACTGGTTCACAAGGAACTCAAGGCCTACAAGGCGTACAGGGTGAACAAGGACTACAAGGTTACACAGGCGCCCAAGGCACAACAGGAAGCCAAGGAACAACTGGTACCCAGGGTAATACTGGTTCACAGGGTATTCAAGGAATTCAAGGTTACACAGGAGCACA